CCGCGTCTCGAAGTACCCGACGCCGGAAGCCGTGGCCCGGCGGTGCGCGGAGGGGCTAGTGCGTCGGGAGGGTGATAAGTGCCACAATGACCACTCCCAAAGTGGGAAGGGCATCAGCCAGTGCGGTGCGTCTCCGCTTCGAATCCGGTGGGAGTGTTGGGGGTGGCTGGAGACGTGTAGATAAAAGGGGCGAGCCGGTCTAATGTTCTAGTATTCATACCTGCCCTGATACCTCTTTGTATCCTACGAATAATATTGAGGTTAACACCAGAAGCCTTTGCCAGACGATAGGCAGACCAACCCGTTCGTTCGAGGAAAGTATTGATGTCTTGTTGAATGCTCATGTCTTTTAGTAGCCAAACGTAGATATAAAAGCAAGGGAAAATCTATTTATGGCTAATAGCCAAATGGCTAGTAATATGCGAGAAGAAAACCTATGGGATTTTATGAAGAACTGATCGCGGGATTGAAAGAATCCATTGAGCGTGACTTTGATGGAAAGATTTCTCGACTCGCAGCGAAAGCAGAGACGCACACGTCTACGCTTTCCCGACTTGTGACGGGGGAACGTAAAGAGTGGCTTTCTCTTCTTGCGCGTGTTGCAGACGCCGCCGATTTGACGGTTATTTCTCGGAAATCATTTGTGAAAGAATCCCCCTTACTGCCTTCTGCCAAAGAAGTTTGTTGGATCGACGCAAAAGTGGTTCCGAATGGAGAGGTCGAGGGTCTTCCAGCAGCAGAAGATTTTCTTGCCGTCCCTATGGTTGAAGGGCAAGCTGCTGCAGGGCGTGGAAAAGATATTCAAGAAGGAATTAAGGGATGGGTTTTAGTCCGTCGTCAAAATATTTCTGCATGTCATCGCAATACGTTGTTGGCGATTCAGATTTCAGATGATGGCGATAGTATGGAGCCCACACTTAGGCCGGGGGATATCGTGTTGTATGACACCAACCCGGACAATTTTCGATTCCGACAGCCCGGTAATATCCATGTAGTGATGGAACCGGATGGTTCTGTCGCCATCAAACGAATAGCTGTGAAGCAATCAGCTGACGACACGCAACTTATTTTTTATTCTGATAATGCTACAATGCATCCCCCCCTCTGTTTTTCTCTAAATATGGATTATGAAGGGGAGATTACGAAGGCCGTGCTTGGACGAGTCGTTTGGGCATGGAGTGATCTACACATGAAATAGTCTTAATTTTTAATTTGTTACCGATGAGCCTCGCTTAGCGAGGCTTTTTTATGGTTAATAATATAGCCAAATGTAGAAATTTTGCTTGATCTTTAATCTACGTTTGGCTACCTTCTTTTTATGACGAAGCATCAAGCGAGTCATGAAGGTTCTTCGACAAGTAGCGCGACGAAGCCCCCAAACCCGGCGTTGTACCCGTCGAGCCCCCGCGTAACAGGCGGCAAGGCCATGACCACGGCAAGGCGTTGGAGCATTGGTAAAAGAGCAGGGCGGAGCCCCCGGCGGATAAAGCAAACCGGGGAAGAGAAAGGAAGAGGAATTGTAAATTTTCGCATTGAACCAGCCGGAACGATAACGGTTCTGGCTGGAAACAATACGAAAAAGCCGGGAGGAGCAGCCCCGACATGCGAAGGCGTGGCGAATATCGGTCCGTAACACGTGATAAAAAACGATAATTCACCACATAGCACGAGGTCGAGTACGAAAAATCGTACTCCCAAACCATGTTTGAACGCATCTGGCAAGGGCGGGGAAGAGAGAGGAAGAAGGATTCACTTTTAGGATGAAATTAGATAGAGAGAAAAATACTTCATATCTATTAGGAGCATAGAGTTCATCGGAAAAGGGAAGCTTTATAGTTTTTTAGTACAAAAAACTACAGGAAAAATCATGAGCAAACTCATTGAATCCGTCCACACTCTTGTCATTGATGGCGATATGCCTGCAAAAGCAATAGCATCCGCCATTGGAAAACCCTACTCGACTCTGCTCAGGGAGTGCAACCCCTATGGCAAAGGCGCAAAACTCAGCGCAGAGACGCTCATGGCAATCCTCAAAGCCACAGGGAACACCCAGCCTCTTGAAGTCATGGCGCGGGAACTCGGTTATAAACTTATTCCTATCAATTGATGATCCTTGCATAAAAGGGGCGGCGGATCTCCCGTCTCCCCAACCCATGCGTGGACCTGAGGCGCATGGAGATGTGCGCCCCCGGCGGGGATGGCCCCGCCGGGTTTTGTGGAAAGGAATCAGTTTGTGCATAACGCATATAACACTTTATATTTAATATTTTTCTGTTTATATTTAATATTTAATTGACACAAAACCATTTTTTTACTTTTCATAGCAAGTAGCGGCAAGCTTCTAGGGAAGTTCGGCGGCTACCAACTCTTGGAGGCGGTTTTACGGAACCGCAAACAGCGGCAAGCTTCTAAAAAAGTTCGGCGGCTCTACTATAGGCGGTTCTTCGGAGCCGCCTTTTTTCATGTCCAAGGCACGGCTCAACGGTGTAATCATTTCAGTTTTTACATCTTGCTCAAGAACTCAAAAAGGAATCAAAATCCTTTTTGAGCTTTGAGGTTTCGCGCCCAGCTCGAAAACGGCATCACAAGCGCGGCCCGATCCTATCGGGCATCCCTCCCCCTGTTCCCCCGGCGGCGGTCGGCGTTGTTCACGTCCGGGCGCGGCGTCGGCGGCGGGTTCGTCGGGGCTGGTTGTCAATGAGCAGGCGGTGGCGTTCACCTCACGGGGCAAGCCATGCTTGACTCTTTGATAGGTAAACTTTACCTCTCTTGTCAATACATAAAATTACGCCGAGATGAAAAGAGGTGATTTTGCTATGATTGGAGGAAAAGGAGACATGCAAGTGCTTAATGAAACAGGGATGGCTGCGTTTGAAGAATCCATCCGCAAGGCACTTGAGGAGCGCCGTAAAGTCATAGGTATGACTGAACAAGCACTTGGTTCGCTTGCTTTTCCTCATGTGGCGGATTCCCGACGGAAAGTTCAATCAATCAGAAAGGGGCAGGGCTCGGGTGAAAATCGTAAACCCCAACAACTCAGAATGACCGACGTAATGAACCTCTTAGCAGCCCTCGGTTTGCCTTGGGAAAAGGTGATTAAACAGGCTTTTGCGGATGCGGAAACGGCCCAAAAAGAGGAACAGGAAAAAATAAAGGCCCTTTTAGCAACCCACAAATAGAGTAACCCGTTAATATAAAACGACCTATCAAGCCGCCATAATGGGCGGCTTTTTTGTTACCCCTCTTTAGGGAAAAATTTTGCTCTTTCTCTTGACTATAAGGTAATTTTTACCTACCTTGTTTTCAACGAAGGACGGGAACCCACCCCGACCCGCTCATTGAAAACAGGCGCGATGACGGCCCTCAACTGGACGCTGTACGGCGAGGAAACGTACCCCACGGCGCTCAGCGCAAGCCCGAGCACACACGGTCGAAGCGTATGGACAGAGGTCGTGAAACCCGCTATTCTTTTGAAAAAGTGAGGGAATAATGCCCGTTATTCTTATCGTCGGGCCCTATCGCTTTTTCTTCTATTCCAATGAAGGAAATCCGGTAAAGGCCCCTCACATCCACGTCAGAAGCCAAGACGGAGAAGCGAAAATCTCACTCGTCGAACCGTACGGCGTTCTGCTCAATGCCGGTTTTTCCGCGCAGGAGCTGCGCAAAATATGCAAGCTCGTTCAGGAAAAACGGGATATCCTGAAGGGGGCGTATCATGATTATTTCGCCTAAAAAGGTTTGGTTCGACGAGGATTCCATGTGGGTGGGGCTGAATGACGCCCGCGTCATCGGCGTTCCTCTTGCTTGGTTCCCCCGTCTGCTCAATGCGACGGTTGCGGAACGCGAACGGTTTGAATTGAGCGCGTTCGGTATTCACTGGGAACACCTCGATGAAGACATTTCCGTCGAAGGACTCCTTGCCGGTCAGGGGGATTTGACGAGGACTCCCATCAAGGTCGCCTGACCATCTGCAAAAACACACCCGAAAGGCTCCCCGGAAACGAGGAGCCTTTTTTCGTGCCTAGCCCCATCGAAAAGCCCGGAACCAACCGGGCTTTTTCATTGGGTTTGGGACGCCAAGCCAAACATCAAAACGAGGGTATTTCTATGTGTTACGGCACGAACTGCGGACGTGAGGGGGCCTTTGGAACCTGCTATCACCCGGAAGATTGCATCATGCGCGCCATTGAGCGCGACGCGGAAGAAAACCTTGCCGCGCGGCTGGCACGCGACACGGCCCTGAGCCGGGAGCATTTCCCCTGCCCCAACTGCCTTGAGCAAGGGGAACGGCATAGCCTCACCTATGAAAACGGCCTGTTCACCTGCCCGGAATGCGGCGGGGAATGCGACGCGGCGGAACTCATCGCGCTCTATGATGATATACGCGCCGGGCATGTTTCCGATGCCGAAGTCGTCGGCCTGTGGATTGAAAAGCTCGACGCAAGGAGGGTCGCATGAGCGCCGCCATCTTCTGCCCGCACTGCAAGCTCAAGTACGACAAGGCCGTGAGGCTCAGAAGGCACCGCGACTTCTGGATCTGCTCGTCCTGCGCGGAACACTACACAGCCGAAACGCTGGCCACGGCGTGCGAGAACGCCGCCCGGTCGTTTCTGGCAAAGGCCAACTATCTTAAAATCATGGCACGGAGGGCGGCGGCATGAAGATCGACATCTGGAAAAGGCCGTGGCTGGCGGTGCTCCTCCTGTTCCTCTGCTTTCTGCTCGTGGGCTATTTTGAGCGGCAGGATCAGGAACTCTTTGAACGAATGGCCCCGTTCACGGAGGCAATGCGATGAACTGGACGGACGACGCCTACAGCGACGAACACGGCCCTTGGACGGACGAGGAACTCATGATCGCGGCGGGCAATGCCGCCTTTGCGCGGAACCGGCGCAAGCACACGGAAACGGAAGAAGGCGGGGAGTAAGTATATGTGCGATACCCATAGCGAACAGATCAACGAACTGGCAAAGGCCCTTGCCGCCGCGCAGGGAGAGCTTGAGCCCGCAGAAAAGAACGCCACGGCAGCCATCGGGGAAAAGGGGAAGCTCTCGCGTAAATACGCTGACTTGACGGCGATGATCGATGCCGTCCGCAAGGTGCTCCCGAAGCACGGCCTTTCCATCGCGCAGATTGTCCTCCCTACTGAGGGAGTCGCGCACGTCAGGACCATGTTGATGCACGAGTCGGGGCAATGGCTGGCATCGGAATGCAGGATGCCATACGACAATACAGGCTCCAAGAACACTGTGCAGTCAATGGGCAGCGCCATCACCTACGCCCGGCGCTATTCCCTTTCGGCGTTGGTCGGCGTGGTGGCCGACGATGATGACGACGGGGAAGGTGCATGGAGGCGGGACGCCGACCGGGAACCGCCCCGGCGCAATACCCCCGAGCCCGCCCCTCAGCCCAAGCCCGAGCGCGTGAACCTTGCCGCCCTCGCCAAGGCGTTGAGCGAAGTGCGGGACAGTGCGGGGTTCGTCGCCTGTTACAACCGCCATCGGATTACTGAGGAACACCCGGACTACGAGGCGGTCAAGAACATGTTCGGCAAGAAGCGCCGGGAGATCGAGGCCAAGGCCGAAGCTGAAGCCGGAACCCCGCCCGAATTCGTGCCGCTGGACGCCGTGATCGCCGCCTTTGAAGCGGTGGAAACCGTAACCGCGCTCAAGGAGGCGGCAACCCGGCTCGGCATCCCGGAAAACCACCCGGACAGTGGGGCCATCTACGCCGCCTACCGGGAACGGCAGCGCAAGATCGAAGCGCAGGACAAGGAACGCGCCGCGTAACAACAGCCCCGCCCTGATAATCAGGCGGGGCTTTTCTTTCCCTCAGCAGGAGATTGTATGAGCAGCCTCAACAAGGTGATGATCATCGGAAGGCTCGGGCGCGATCCCGAGATGCGCTACACCCAGGCCGGAAAGCCCGTATGCAGCCTGAACGTGGCTACGGATGAGGGCTACACCAACGACCGGGGCGAAAAGGTCGACA